AAAGCATTAAGAATGAAATGGCCGCGAGGAGCGCGGTTGTTACCAGAGTAGAGTTTATCAAGAATTTCAGGAAGAAAATCACCGGCTTCAACGCCTTTGTCTGTATCGTCTACTTCAGCCCTAGCCACCCACCACTGTTTATTGTTGCCGGGGTAGCGACCTGTTTTAGCTTTAAACTGAGAAATGGGTTCAATAGCCACGAATTAGTTCTCCATCGGGCCATCAAGAGCCCTCCTGTACTCACGAGTATCACCCGTGTACGGATCGTAGTAAACATGAACAGGGTCACCTCCGGTACCGTCAGAACCCTGTACAGCAGGAGTACCCGGCTGCACCCAACCTTGGTTCTTTAGGTTGTAGTGATGTTCTGCACTTAAGGTAGTGGGCTCTTGGTCATTAGCCAAGCCATCATTAACCCCATCAAAATCACGCACTTGAATAACAATCTTAACTGTAGAAATCGTATCTGTGTCTGCATCGTACTCGATCACAATAGGATCAATAAATTCCTGAGCAGCGAACAAATAACCTTTGCCTGCCGTCATCTGAACAGTATGACCTCTTACATCACTAGCTGTTGCTGTAGGAGCCTTATAAGCCTGAAGGTCTACTGTGAAGGATTTTTTACCTTCAGAGAGGGGAGAGGATGAGGCATCGTAGAAATGAAGTTTATCACCGACCTGAACCACGAGGAAGTTCGTGTCTGCTTTATTGGCGACGGCTTTCCAGAAGTATTCATTAGTTGTATCATCCTCTGTATAGTCAGTTATAACAGATGCAGTAGAATCAGGTTCAAAGTCCATACCCAGACGACGAGAGCGATTACCTTTCCTGTGAAGGACAGTATTAAGTTCATCGGTCGAGGCATCCTCAGGATACGTTAAGAACCCTGCCTCTGTAATCAGTCCTTTTACGAACGTCCTGTAAAGTTTATTCGTTTGGCCGCGAGGCACTCTTCAATTCCTTGCCGTTTACGGTCTTCGTAAGCTCTCCGTTAGCAAGCTCTCGCGCTCTCTGCCTTCGCTCGATTCCGGCTTGCATAACTTCCTTCTTTCGGATAGTCGGAGCGTTAGCTCGTTCATAACGTCCGAGAGCTTGTTTTGCTCGGGCGAGGCTTGTAAAACGTTCCTCAGTGATTCGAGGAGGAGCCCCTGTTCCTCGGGATTCAATTCGGTATAATCCCGTAGGAGTTGTTGTAATAACAAACTCATTGCCCGAAACGGCGCGAACGCCGGATGACACTTCGAACGGTTCTGTTTCGTGAATAATCTGTCGCATCAAATACTCCTTCGCGCTGGTCGGCGCTCTTGTTCAATCGGTTACGTGTACGAATAAGCTGCCTACGAGCCCTCTGTTCTTCCTTCGAATTAGCAACCTCTTTGATGTTAATGAAGCAAGCGGACTTAGCTTCAGCTAAAAAGTGAGGAAACAAGTTAGCGTCGATAGGTGGAATAAAATCATCCTCTAGATCAAAGTCTCTTGACTGTACGGCCCAGGCGATAGCATTAGAACTGCTTAAATACGACTCATAATCTTCGTCGAAGGAATCAAAAACGAGAGTGGTATCTCCATCCAAAATCGTATAGAAGTGGGGACGAGAGTTAGCTTTGATGGCGTAAGTGACGGGCGAAGTAGAGAGGAGAGGTACATCAACATAAGGCGTAGTTGATCCAATGTCCATTTCTACAATTCGACGTACAAACTCCTCCGGAGGTAGATAGTCTACGTAGTTGAACTTATTAGCAGTCGTAGTGCGGAAATCTCTGTACTGTATCCATTTGATATGGAGGACATTATCAGGAAGAACTAAGCGATTGGGAAGCGAGGCGTCCCCGACAGCTTGTAGATTAACCAGACCTTCAAACTCAGCAATATCCCTATTACTATATAGCTCACGGAATGTGTTCCTTATTTCATGGGCAACCTGAAGCGACTCCACTGTATCAGAGATGGAATTAACTTCGTCGGAGTTCATAGCACTTAAGATTTCTTGCGTCATCTCAAGCAATGTCATTTTATGCATTTAATTAACAACCCCTACCATCAAGTCTTGAACAAAACGACCAAAGAGCAACCAGAAAACAGTTACAATTCCCATGGCTCCTGCCGTACGAGCAACTGCAATCTTTTGCCACGTCTCCGTCTCTCCCATTCGTTTTTCAAGAGCGTCGATACGCTGACGCTTCAGAAGGAAATGAGCAGTGGTTTCACTCTCTAGTCTATTAATACGATCATTGGTTTCGATCTGGTTGTCATGCAGGTCCGTCTGGAACCTGTCCATCTTTTCATCCAGCCGTCTAAAGCCAGATTGCATTGAGGCATCTAAGGCTGCAATCTTATAGATAAGCTGTTCATGCATACTCATCAAAGGCGATGGACTCTGAGCGTTCCTTTGATTCTCGTCGCTATCCATGGAGTACGGCATTATGCAACCGCTTCAAGCTCAAGTTGGATGTCAGCCCGAACTGAAGTCGTAGCGGCTCCATCTGAAGTAATCGTAACAACAGTTCCAGCAGGAATGGTATTAGCAGTAGCAACAGTCAAACTCTGTTTCTGACCTGCGGCAGAGCCAGCGGCAATCAGAGTCTTGCTGTCAGCAAAAAGAACACCATTGATATAAATAGTAAGAACTGTATTAGCGTCGATGACACCGTACAGCATTGCATTCAGTTTGGTCAATTCTGACTTCACAGGTACGTTAAAATAGACAGACCCCGCAGAACCAACGTCATTCATCGTGGTTTGCAGGGCATATTGATTAGCGTTATAAAGTTCGGCAAGAGGGCTCACCCAATCACCAGAACCTGCTCCATCAGCTACGTAAACAGTGCCATCGGCTGCTGTAGCGCAACCCTTCGGTTCATGAAGCTGAGCGCCTGTCAAGGCTGAATGTTCTATTGCCATATAATCCTCAAGTTAGTTAGAAAGGTATTTATTGAGATAATCTTGTTGATTAAAAGTCTTTAGTCTGTGGCAATTAGCACATAAAGTTTGAAGATTTGAAATGTTATTGTTATTTCTGTTTCCGTCTTTATGATCTATATCTAATTGACAAGGATGATAAATAATTTCTGGGCCACATAGAACACAATAAGTTTTTAGATTTTTCTTTTTAACTCTAAAAGAATTTCCTATTCTATTTGGTTGTCTGTGACTAGCACAAAAACGAGAGTATTTGCCTCGACCTTTAGAGGTTTGTTTATTTGTACAACCTTCTACAGCACAAATACCTTGAATTTTATATGATTCTGTTTTAATTCTTTTCATAAAGTAGGAGGGAGCCTTTTCCAGACCCCCTCCCTCTCCAAGCGATTAATCGCGTATGCCGTCCACGTTAGCGGATCAGATACGTAACAATGATCTTGACGATACCGGCAGTATAAGTACCGGTCGTAACCACACCAACGTAACCAGCCTGCGAAAGCTGAGTACCGACCTGAGCGCCGTCAGTGCCCGCAGCAACGCGGATACCATCAGCGTCAATAGCGGTACCGTCGATCTGGAACGTACCAACAGTGAAGTTGGTGCCACCAGCCGGGGTCTCAACGGTGACAACATTCTGGTCGAGAATCACCGCACCCGCAGGGAGCGGAGTGTCCAGAAGAGAGAAGCCGTCAACCGTACCGTCGTTGTTGCGGTCAGTCGAGAAGATCGTGCGGGCAGCGCCCTCAAGATCAACTTCGAGGACAAGCTCGTTCTGCTTGGTCGTGGAGGTTGTGACCCCAGCCTTCGCACCGCGAAGACCCTGATCCCTACCAAAACGGAGCAGAAGGCCGTCCGAATTAAGTACCGTAGACATTTTGTTCTTTATCCTTTCTTAGATTAAGCGTGGCTAACGACGCCATCCTGCGAGAGGACAGTCACAAAGTTCTCCGGGCGGTACAGCTTGATGCCGTAACGAGCAGTCGTAACGTACTCTTCACGCTGACGGTCCTTGTTGAACTCTGCATCGACCTTCGGCATCTGACGCCATGCACCGATGAAAGGCTTCATGTCCGGCGCAGCGGAGAAGAAGAGATTCGCAACAGCGTCAGCACCAGAGGCAACGCCGTTGATAGTCTCACCAGCCGCGATGCGCGGGAGGTACTCCGAGGTGTAGATGTCGAAACCGTAGATGTTACGGCTGAACTTCATTCCCGTAGCGATGGAGTCAGAGACGATACCTTCCCACATGGGGTTGTACGTCACGTCGAGCGTCTCAGCGAGAGTGTTGAAGACGTACTCAACCGAAGGATCAACGATGGCAACAAGGTTACGCATCGGCACGTGGGCACGCTTCAGAGCGTGGCGGGCCTTAGCGAAGTCGTTGAAGCCAAGGGTACGAACGCTGTTGACGGTGTTACCACCAACCCAACGGTGAGCTTCACCATTGTACAGGTTGAGAGAACTGGCCGTCTGACCGTTCGGGGTACCGGGCTGACCCTGATCGAGAATGTCCGACTCAACACGCACCTGAATGGCACGGCTTTCCTTCGGGACAAAGCTCGCTTCGAGGCGGGCTGCGTACATGCTGTCCTGACGAGCCTTCATCGTGATGTAGGTCGCGGAACTCACGTACTCGGTGATGCTGAACTGGAACTCACCAGTTGCGAGCGGAGTGTACTCAATCGCTGAGTCCTCCTGATAATCCGAAACATCCATATCACCAATGGAAGGGATTGTCATGGTCTCGCCATCCGGGAACGAAATCCAGTCTACGTACTGCTGAGCAGCCAGTTCATCCTGAAGGGTATCCTTCAACTGATTAGACCAAACTTCCGCTCGGATGAGAAGCCCCATGTTAAGGGTATTCATACCGGGCATTTAATTACTCCTAAGTTTAACGTTTGAAAAAGTCGTTCCCTAGGCGCATAGCGTCAGCCATCAACTGCTGCTGAAACTGAACACTGTTGTAACGCTTCGGGTCTGTCTTACGAATGTTATCGTACCAAGCATAGGTGTTGGGCTTGGGTCCACCAAAGGACTGCTCAACCATGCGAGGATTGATGTTAGACTCGCTATTAGGAGTGTTGGTCGAACGCGGTTTAGTCTCAGTAATACCCATCGTGGTTAGAAAAGCCTTCGGGCTCCTAAAAGCCGTATCGGCCAACCACTGTGGGGAAACATCAAGCTCTGCTGCCTTCTGTCGAACTGCTTCAACTGCTGCCTCCTTGGAACCGAAGTTGCTAATCATAACTTCCTCGGCGTACTTGGCATTGTCTGACAGTTTGCGGGTCTCGTCCCGCTCCTCCATTAGCTGTCTGATTCGCTCATCCAGATCAACTTTCTCTTCACCTTCCTTGGGAGGAGCCTGATTAGGAGCAGGTTGGCGCTCCTTATTAGTCTCGTCGTTCGGGTCTGGATCAGGGTTAGGCTGTCTGTTATTAGCGTCTGCCCTCAACTTAAGCTGTTCAAGAGTGAACTCCTTGAGGGCGTCCATGTCACTCTTGAGGGTCGGGATGAAGTTATTGGCGTTATCGTAAGCTTTCGCAAGCTCCTCAACGTCTTTGTACTTCTTACCTTCACCTACGTATTTAGCAAGAAAGCTGTCGGCCTTCTGCTCGTCGTTCTGCTCACCGTTTGGTCGTTCGGCGGCTTCAAAAATAGACTCTTCGGCCATTGGTCATGGTCCTTTCGATGTAAGGGGTTAAGCGTGGTCTCGCTCAGGAGAGGGAGTACAGAGTTTAATAACTCTTTGCAACCCCCTACGGTATCCAACTAGGTCTGCTTGTCTTAGAGCCCAATTAGGATTCGTGTAGTCATCAGAGGTCTTCTCTGATTCACTAAGCATATTATAACATATTTTAACTAGTCTGTCAAGTACTTTGTTATTAACTCCCAACATTTCCTCGAAAAACTTCTTGTCATCCGATGATAAATTGGCGGTCCATTGCTTCGAATACTTCATCATGCTAAGTTATTATCCATGACTGTTGGAGAAGGAGGCTGTGCCGCTGCTGGGTCTTCAGGCTGCATTAAGCCCTCAGGATCAAGAGCCTGCTGCTGCTGTTGCATCATACCCTTAGCAGCTTCCATCATCTTCTGAGTTTCTACCTGTTCAAGAAGTCGTATATTATTACCCACAATACCGTACCTCTCGAATCCGAGGAGATGCTCAATCGTTTCGGCAATCTTCTTACCGCTGATGTGGACAGTAACAGCCGGGTCCTGTCCGATTGCAGATGCATAGAGTTGCGTAAGATTCTGAACCATAGTAGCGTTTTGAGCAAAGTGACGCGCCCCGACAGGACGAATCTTACCCGAAGCTGCAAGGTCATCCTTGCGAATCTCTTCAAACAGAACTGCACCCGTTTCATCATCGAGTACACGAATGAGGTCTGCTTCATTGAGGTTCCTCCGAGCCAACTCCAACATATCGTTAAGCAAAGGCTCTAGGAAGATTTCTTCGAAGTACGATGTCTTGTTGAGGAAGATTCTGTTAGCCCCATTTTCAAGGACCTGAATCTCGTACGCAGTCTTTTCGCCGGGAGTTCTGAAGCCCATTGCTTGCTTCGGGGCACCCGCCATTTCTTCCATCTTCGCTTCATAATAAGCTATCTGCGTATCCGCTTGTAACATTGTAACATCGGGAGCCATAAACTCCACGTCACCTTCGTCGCCTACATAAATCTCCTCACCCGGACCATATTGGAACGGTTCCACAAATCCACGAATTTTAATAACAGGATGAACGATCAGATCGAAAGCGTCTGATTTAGCGTTCTCTAAGTGGTCAATACGATGCTGAAGACCTACAAGGTTTTCCAGGGGCCCCATCGCATATAGATTATCTTGGCGGGGTCGCCAGCCACAATGACGGATGGGAGGACTTCCAAGCCATGTTTCATCGGTATGATCCCGTACAATCCACATACGGTCCACAACAGAGATGAGATGGTTTCGCTTAAGCTCACCTGTCTCCACATCGTAGATGTCTCCATAAAAATCTAGAACCTCTACGTAACTAGAAGTAAAATAGTTCCACCAACTAGTGAAACCTTCCATGATGAATGCGTCATTCTTCGCGAAGTCACCATCAGAATAACCACCGTTGGTCATCTTATATCGAGCATCCTTCATTTTAAGGATACCATCTTCAAGATACTTCAGTTCCGGTTTAGACTCAATCTCAGACAGGAAAGAACCGATTGTCTTCACTGTACGAATGATCTTAGGAGCGGACTCAAAATTAGCAGCAGTGGGATCAAAAACAATATCAAGAGGACTAATACGCTGCACCTTTGGTCCAACGTAGACAGGAAATTCTTCACCGGTCTGATGATCCTTCTTATAATCGCTGACGAAAACAGGCATAGCAAAGACGTTGCCAAAGTCAATGTAATCGTACACAAGCTTAGACACTTCTGTACGGAACTTAGCCTGACGCATCTTGTTCTGCATGTACTGTTCAATCGTCAGACGACGCTGTTTGTCCTCTGCCTGTTCGTCGTCACCTTCCCACTGAATAGCATACTCATTGGGAAAGAGAGCCGCCATGTAGTTAGCATGGAGGTTGTCTCTGATCTGACAGAGCTTGGGAATATGGACCTTGTTCTTCCACCGCAAAGAAGAGTTGGTAGTCTGCGACGTATCCGTAGCAAACACATATTCCCTTACCTCTTTAATTGTCTCAAGCCAATTGTGACGGAACATTGACCACTCGTGATACTGATTGGCAATTATCTTAGCCAAGTTATCCGGTGTGCCAACTACGTCAACAATTTCTAACGCATTAGCCAAGATAATCCTCCAAAATATTCTTCTCTACTTTTTTTAGAAGCCAAAGAAGCTGAGGAGGACCTTCTAAAGTCGTCTTCCAAGAAATGCTTCCATCGGGGTGTATGTCAATAACAACAGCAGTGACACCGTCATTATCGTTATTTTCGATTTCCTCAATCATAATGAAGTCGTCCGAGTTCATGCCGTTGCTCCGTATAAAAAGTCTTTACACAATCTTTCAAATTCTTCTTCTCCAAAATCTGATAAAGCAATATTTAGATGATAACAAATTAAACGAACATTGCCTTGAATATAACCGAGAGAAGGCTTGATTCTGTCTAGACTAGGGGCGTTTGGATTAGCTTGGTATTTATCTCCGTAAGAAAAAAGAACTAAAGGTCGTCCCGTTACAGCACAGCACCCATCACTGTCTTCCCAGAGTTTGAATAAATATTCGGGACTAATATTAAAAGCTAAGTTCTTAGCTGCTGCTCTGTTTTTAGCTGCCGAAAAAAGTTTAGAAAGCCTTCTTTTATAATATGTAAAACCTTCTCGGCAGTCTTCACAATATTTAGCATTACTTGCTGTCCCTTTCATTTCGAAAGACTTATTGCAACTATGACAATTAAGCACTAAAGGAACAAGACGAAGACCTCTAGCCACTAGCAATTCCTCCGAATCGAGGGTGGATTAGAACGTTACTACGACTACCAAAGTCTCTGTCCCTTCCCATTATACCTTGGGGAGGAACTGCAATACTAATCGCACTAGCTAGCGCGTCTTTGCAGTCATCGTGCGGTGGGTGTTGTAGAATCAACTCATCTTCTAAGGTCTGACAGTATCCACCTTTATAGTGCCAAACTGAAAGGTTGTCGTAACGGGGTTCAAGGATTGCTGCCATTCGTTCTTCTTTGGAGCCTTGATGTTTCGTAGGTTTAAGTTCAACAATCGAGATATAAAGTCCATTAGGTCTGAAATAGTTATCCTTGAGGTCATTAACGATTGTTTTCTGGAAGGAGGTGACTTCAGCGCCAAGCTTACGGAAACCCCACTTGATATGCAATTGGAGGATGTGTTTATAGTATTCGCTAATTCGATCAGCTTTGAATCGGTCGATGTCAAGCACGTAGACATTGTTCTCTCTATCGACTCCAATGACGACAATAGCTGTGTAATCTGCTCGTCGCTCAGTTGAGGTGGCGAAGTCAACTGACGCGAACAGGTTAAGTTTGCGTCCATTTATAAACCATGAGCCTCCATCATTTGTCAAATGTTTAGGTGAATAGTACTGAAACTTGGATCGGTCAATATTCAACTCACCGCTGGCATTCGGGTTGTTATAGTACTGCGCGTAGAACTGTGTCCGATCCAAGTACTTTGCTCTTTTCTTCGACAGGATGTTACGGTCAAAACCGAACCAACGTCCGTCAGTAACTCTCTGCTGACGCGGCCACAGGAACTCTCCTGAGCCGTCACCGATGTTTTCCACCTCCCTTTGGAAGACTTCGTACACCGGAGATTTATGGATCACCTCCCCTCCGTCATCAAACTCTTCATGTTCCATCTCCAACATAGACGCGTAAAGGTCTTTTGGGTGGTACCGAGTGCCAACTACCCACTCTTCCATATCCGTGCCCTCGATAGAGGACAGAAGGGAGTATTGGCGGGAGACTTTCTCTCGTCCTTCTTCTGAGTAAGCATTCTCAGGAACAACTACGTCGTCGAGTACAGCCACATCACAGTGTAAACCAGTGAGACCAGTAGTAAGACCGCCAGTAAAGATCGTGGGATCACGGACACCTTCAGCCTTTCTCTTTGGATGGTCTACAGAGATTTCCGAATTAGTCCATCTTTCACGATCAATCTCTCTTTCGTTAATCATCTCCGGCCAGTAACGGCGGTAGATTTTGGACTCAAGAATGTCCTTGATGAACTTCAACTGCTTCTCAGCTAGGTTTGAAGTAGCAGAGATGTACAGAATACGGATGTCTGGTTGGCGGGTAATTCTCCAAGCAACCTTAAACGCCACCATACGACTCTTACCGTGGTCTCGGGGGAGCAACGTAAGTTGGTGATTAGAGGTGGCCTCTGAGGTGGCCCAGCTACACCACTCCCTGTGCACCGACCCTAGTACTTGGTACGGCGCTACGAGACTGATGAAAGTCTCTAGGTCCGCTTCAGCGGCCTGCCTAATCTCAGCAATAGACGAGATAAGTTAGAGCTTTCGAGCCAGAATTACGACCAGAAAGATAATACCGGCAATAAGCAGAACGTCGAGAAGAATGTTACCTGTCATTATTTACTCCTTTTTCTTCGGGCTGTCTTCGTTCTAGCGAAAGACCTGTTTTTAGCCTTCGATTGAATACGAAGGTTAGACTTCTTGTTATTGTGTGGATTGTTGTCGAGATGAGCTACATCCTTACCATCACCTTTTTTAGCCTTACCTGCACGGATCATAGCACGCCTAGCAGCATTACGCTTAGCTCTACGTTTCTTCTGTTCAGGTTTGCTATTATACTTAGCTTGCGCCCTACGTCTTGCTTCTGTAGCCATTATATTCAATCCATTCCATGTGACTGCTCCTCATGCGGCGCTCCATCGCGATTGTGCTTTGAGGCGTCAGGCGACGTTCTCCGCGCCAGTGGCGGAATATCTTCCCGCATAGCGCCCGTCACCCATCAATAGCGCCCCGGCTGCTATTGGAGCAAAATTGTCATTCGCCGGATCGGTGGTGAGCTGAGCCCAAGTCGCAGCCCCGCCGCCAGCGGTGGAGTTCGTGGCGCCCGAGGGTGCGGCGCCCGTGCGGAAGTAGCAGCGGTCGATCGTGATATTCGCATCGGCGCTGCCGCCCCAGCTCAGGCTCTCGAAAGCGGAGTGATGGATCGAGCAATAGCTGTCCGGATCGAACTGGGACGCGACCGTGTCGCTCGTCGGCGACAGGACGCCATCCGAGCGGATCAGGAAGGCGGAATTAACCTGCGTCACCGCCTCGATGACGAAGTGGCTCGCGGTGCCGTAAAAATTGGAGTTGTCCGCCGCATCGCCCTCGAACACGGCGTTCCTGAGCGCGCCATCTTTCCAATAAGTGGACTGGTGATCAGCGTAGAAGAGCTGCGCTCCGCTGATGTTCTTGCAGGTCAGGAACCTGTGGGTCCGGTTGCTGATCTGCGAGAGCGTGTCAACAGCCGCGTCAGCATTGGCGAGCGCAACCCGCACAAAGTGCTGGAGCGTGCGGGAGATAGTGGAGCCGATGCGTACCTGATTTCCGGTCGGTGTGCCGGTCGTGAAGGTATAGACGGTGCCGTTGAGCGTGACCGTGTCTCCGGCGGCAGGCTGAGCGCCCGCGACAAACGTGACGGTGCCCGAGGCGGCAGCCGTCGCAGTCCCGCCCGACAGGGTCGCGCCAGACACGGTGATATTCGCCCCACTGGCGGCGAGCGTCAGCGCATTGCCGCCGGCACCGACTGCCTTGGCACTGATCGTGAGAACCGCCGTCGCGCCCGCGAGCGTCGATCCGAAGTTCTGAACGCCGTCGCCATGGATATCGAAGATCGTGGTCAGCGTGAGCGGTGTGCCCTTGCACGGCGTTGCCGGCAGGGCGGCGCTCTGGGCGAGCCCGGACTTCGAAAGCTGAAGCGCACGGCGGGCATCGCTGATGACGGCGGCAGTCCAGTCTGCGTGGGTGTTGATCCAATCCACCAGGTCCTGCACGTCGTAATTGGCTCCGCCGAAGGTCGTGTTGAGCGGGAAGGTTCCGTTCGTGATCGTAACCCCGGCCTCCTTCAGCGTCACGGTTCGCGAAGTCGCGCTGGTCGAGCCGCTGATCTCAATCGTCGCGCTCGCGGCGGCGCCGGTATATTGAACCGTCATCGCATCGACATGGGCGGTGAAGCCAGCCGCCAGCGGCGAAATGCTGTCCAGCGAGACATTGTGGATGATCTCGACGTTCTGGAGCGCGTCGGCCGCGATCCGCTCGATCGTCACACCCCTCAGCAACTTGAAGCTGTTGGGGCCGTTGTAGAGGTCGTGCATGTGGCAGTCGGTCGCGTAATAATTGCGCGGCGTGATCGCCACGTCCTGCCGCATCCAGTTCGCGCCCTGGGTGACGCCGCTCTGGCCCGGCGCGCCCTTGTTGAACAACTGGCCCCGGCCGCCGGTCTGATAAACCTCGACGCCGTCGATCCAGAGGTTCGCCGCACCGGCCTCCGGATAGTAGGTGTTCATCTCGTCGATCTGCCAGACGATACCCTCGCCCTTCCAGCGGATCCGGTCGAAGCCGGTGCGGAACAGGTTGCTCGTCGAGTTGCGGGTGAACAGAGCCGTGACGCCCGGAGCGGCCTCGATCGTGGTCCAGGCGGTGGAGACGTAGGCGAAAGCGAGCGGGTCGGACATATAGGGCCCGCCGCCCGTCACCGTGATGCGCCCGCGCACCTTCGAGTTGGCGCGCAGATAGTCGAGCGCGGTCTTCAGGGTCTGGTAGTTCGATCCGGCGACGACGGGCTGCGTCGAGTTGAGCGTGATATCGGCGTCGTAGAGGTTCGCCGTGGAGCGGGCGTAGAAGAGGAACGGCCCGATCACCCGGCGCTGCATCGTCGCGTCGTTCGGGACGACCTCGGCATAGAGACGCGCGGTGCCGGCTGCATTGAGCGCCAGCCACGTCGCGTGGTCGAACTTGACCAGGAAGCCGTAGAACCAGCTCTGGTTGCCATTCACGTCGGAATAATCGTGGCGCGCCACCTGAGTCACCTCGACGCTGGTGCCTTCCAGGTGAAAGATGACCTTCTCGATCCCGCCCTTTGCACCAGCATCGACCCCGATCACCATGTCGGCGTCGAAGGTCTGGTCCGGCGGCACGAGCAGGCGGGCCCAAGGCTTGGCGGTTGCGCGTGGCGGGTCGTAAT